TCCGGTTCAGGTTCAGACTCGGGTTCTGGTTCCGGTTCAGACTCCGGTTCTGGTTCCGGTTCCGGTTCCTGTTCCGGTTCCGGTTCAGGTTCATGTTCTGGTTCTGGTTCCGGTTCGGGTTCCGGTTCTGGTTCTGGTTCGGGTTCCGGTTCTGGTTCTAAATACAATTCTGAATTATCATTTATGTTAGAATAATCCCACTCATAAATATATTCTTGATTAAATGTAGTTGCTTCATAAAACATATTAATCATAGATGTGACTTTTGATACATCCCAATCAGATAAATCTTGATTGAATGAAGTTGTTTCATAAAACATATGTCTCATAGTTGTTACATTAGATACATCCCATCCAGAAATATCTTCATTAAAAGATGGTTTATTTTGAAACAAAGAAGCCATATTTGTCACATTGGATGTATCCCAATTACTAATATGTCCATATATTTCTTCTGCATATATTGGATCATTTATCCAATCATTTATAGCAGTATATATATTATATGACGTGAGTTGTATATAAGTTAATTTTGGTTTATAATCAATATTTTTTGATACATTCCATGTAGATAAATCTTGATTAAATTCATTAGTATCATAAAACATGTTTAACATAATTGTAACATTGGATACATTCCAATTAGATATATCTTGATTAAATTCAGTCGCTTCATAAAACATATTTTGCATACTAGTTACATTAGACACATTCCATTCAGAAATATTTTCGTTAAATAATACTTTATTTTGAAATAATGCAGTCATATTAGTCACCTCAGATACATCCCAATTACTGATATGACCATATTGTTGTTGTGCATTTAATGGATCTTCAATCCATGCATTTACAGCAGTATATATATTAGATTGTGTTATTTCTTCAGGTTCATTTTCTGGTTCAGGTTCCGGTTCCGGTTCAGGTTCTGGTTCTGCTTCTGTTTCCGGTTCGGGTTCCGGTTCCGGTTCTGGTTCTGGCTCAGATTCTGGTTCTGGCTCAGGTTCCGGTTCTGGTTCAGGTGTTTGTATCATATCATACTCTTGTTTATTACTTGCATTTTGAGCTATATAATAAGACCTATATTGTTCAGAACTATTTGCTAAAAAAAATTCCTGTTGGGTTGAATATTCATTTAAATTTGGATCGATTGTTAATACATTATTTGTATTATTTGTATCTTCCCAATTTTTATAATTCATTGACTCAATCCCTGTACCAACATAATAACTTCTCCATTGTTCGCTTGAATTATTCAAAAAAAAATAAGTCTGTGACTCAAGATAGTCACTATTAAATTTTATTTTGTCAGACATATATCGATATATATTATTAAAATATTAAAAAAAAAATATTAAAATATTAAAATAATTTTATAAATATTAGAATAATATTTCTATATAATAACTAGTTTTATTATTAAACAGTCTTTTTTTTATATGAACTGCATATTATGAATACTTTATTTTTATCATGCAACAACTTGTTAAACTTCGCATAATTCTACAAATATTTATCCATTTTTAGGGCGTTTTGATTTATCATAAGTGTCTGGCTCATTATCCATTATTTTGCGTTTTATTTTTTCAGAATCGTCTGACTTATTATCCAGCAGCATATTATCATCCAAAAAATTGTTATCAAACACTGCATCAAGCAATGCATCGTCATTACTGGATTCAGTGTTTGAGTACATTAAATCATCTTGTTCGTAAATTTCTTGTGAAATTAACATTGGAGAACCATTGATATTATTATCATAACCTTCATTATATATAAGATCTATTGCTTTTTTAACAGAAACTTTTAATTTATTAACAAAAATATCTGTAATTGTTTTTGTAGATAAATGATAATTAGAATCTTTTAGAACATAATTTATAATGAGATCTATATCAAAAACAAATATACCATTTTCTTCATCTTTTTTAAGAAATATATCCTGAATACGTACTATACAATATACTAAAAATCTATGAATGTCAAAAAATAATAATAAATTTTTAAAATCTTTATTAAGTTTTTCTATTTGTTTTTCTAATAAATCTTTACTTTCTATATCTTCTTCAGATAACTTAGATAACTTATCTAATATATTTTGTTTTTCTTTTTCGAAATTAGTTAAATTTAAATAATTATTAACTAAATCATTATCAACTTTATTAATATTTTCGTTTGAATTTTTTAAAATACCCGAAAAACCCAAATCTAGAATTTTAATTTCACCTCCTAAATTACATAAAACATTATGATAATGTAAATCCCCATGGTAAAAATATATTGTATCAGATAATTTACTCATAATTCTTATAAGCTCAATACATATATTATTAATATGAGGATATATCTCGCTGAATTGTTGCTCCATAACAACTTCGATACTTTTAAATATAGTTAAAAATGAAGGATTATATTCAGTAATTAAATAAGAAAAACTATTATTTTCTTGATTTGGATTGTTTTTGATATACTCACTTAAATCAATATTTATATTATGATAAAGAGAATTGTCAACAGAATCATCACTAAAACTTATATTTATTGTATGACCTTTTTTATAATTAATGAAACTAAGTGGATTCAACTGATTCAAACTTACATTTTTATTTGATGAAATATACTTAACAAAATGTTTGGATATATCATTCGCTTGTTTATTTTTAAAAATTTCTTTATAAATTTTAATTTCAGTTTCATACTCCTCAATATAATCTTTATTTGAGCATATTTTAACACAATATTGTTTTGTTTCATCATTTGAAATAATTGTAACTAACACAATTTGTCTTCGATCATCTAAGCTTAATATTTTATTTTCCATAGATAATGTACCACCAAACATCTTTGATAAAACAGTGTTATTTTTTGAAATGTTAGTATATTTTAAAAAGAAATTTTTATCAAATAATTTTTTTCCAAAAAATAAATATAATATTATTGCTAGTTTTTCTTCTATTGTATTAATCTTTGAAAAGATTGAGTTAGATTTATTGTTATATTTTTCAAGAAAATGATATTGCAATGCATTTACTTGTTGTCCTCCCGTTGTTTTATTAGATTTAATTAAATTGTGAATTTCTTTACTTTTTTGTTTAGCAAATATTTTAATTAAATTAATTATATGGTATTCATTTTTACCTTTTATAAATATTTTTTTTAGAATTTTTTTAGATTTGCAAATTGTATTAAATTGAGAATTAATAAATTTTTTACTTATTTTCTCAATTACATAATTATTATATGGTAAACAAAATGCAATACTATTAACTTTATTATTCATTATTTAATAAATTATAATTTTTTATACATTAGAAATTTTTTATATCATAAATATCACAATATTTATTTGATTACATAATGTATTAATTTATTTTTTTAAGGTTGATTTTTTTTTGAGTTTTAATTTTTTTACTTTTGTTTTTTTACCACCCCATTTTTGGGGATTTGTTCTTAGACTATTTTTAATACGCATATATCTTTCTGCTGCTGTTTCTTCTGGGTCTGCTGCGTCTGTCTTTTTTGTTGCTTCTGCTGCTGCTGCGTCTGTCTTTTTTGTTGCTTCTCTTGTTGCTTCTGCTGCTGCTGCTGCGGTGTCTTCTGCTGATGCTGCTGCTGCTGCTGCTTCTGCTGCTGCTGCGTCTGTCTTTTTTGTTGCTTCTCTTGTTGCTTCTGCTGCTGCAGCGTCTGCTGCTGATGCTGCTGCTGCTGCTGCTTCTGCTGCTGCTTCTGCTGCTGCTGCATTTGTAGATACAGTGTCTTCTGAATTTGTAGATACAGCATTATTAGTATTATTATAATCGGGATCATAATCGGGATCATCATAGGGATCATAATCGGGATCATCATCGAGATCATCATCTTGATCCAGATCGGCAACGCGCTGCTCGACGCGGTCGTGGAGGTCATCACGCGCGTCGGCGATCGCCCGGTCTATTGGCGAGCTTGGCGAATCGGGCGGCGTCCGGTTCGCGATGTTGTCGCTATTATTTGCAGCTTTTCCAGTAGGATGGTCATTTGAGTTGCTTCCAGGTACAGTAGCATTTGTAGCATTTTCTGAGAAATCTGACAACTGAGTTTCTAATTTTGTTTTTACATCGTTAATATCCTTCATACTTCGATCTATCATTTCATCTCCATTCTTAAAGAATGTATCATACTCCTGTAGAAGTGTTTCTAAATCAGTATCAACTTCTATATTATTTAGGTTTTTATTAATATCATCAAGTAATAAGTTTATTTTCGCATCATTTGGAGCGATATGTTCTTGAATTACGTTTAATAATCTAGTAATTACCTCAACCAAATTTGTAGTATCTGTATAATAACTCTTAATTATATTGTGATATTTCGAAACAAGGTCTCTTGAATTTTTCATATATTCTAATATTGCTTTATGACTTTTTATAACTAGGTTTCTTTTATCCTCAATATTCGCGTATAACTGTTCTTTAGTTGGCTTATCTGTGTTTGTGTTCATTATTATTATATAATTATAATTTTATTTTGATACAGATATTGTATTTATATAATAATACCAATAATAATAATAATAATGTTTAAAATATATCGAAAATATTCTAGTTTTTATAAACCAAAACAAATAAAAATAATTAATGTATCTTGCAATATTGGTCAAAAGAAATTAGGAGTTGAACAAGGTGGTTTTCATATTTTGAATAATTTTTTTAATAATAAATTAATTAATAAATCAATATCATTTGCAAACTTACCAGATATACAATGTATTATTATAAATAAAAAAAATACATATTTTCAATTGAAAAAAGCAGTAGATAAATCTTTAAAAGAAAATGAAACAACATTAATTTTAGGAGGAGATCACTCAATTAGTTCATCTTCTATACCATCATTTTTAGATAAATATAGAGAAGATGCTCATATTTTGTGGATTGATGCTCATGCAGATATTAATACAAAGGAAAGTTCGTTGACTCAAAATACTCATGGAATGAGTTTAGCAAAAATATTTGGATTGATGAAAAATGATGTAAATCAAAATTACTATCCTAATTTTTCACAATTAAGTTATTTAGGATTGAGAGAAATTGATAATTTTGAAAATAATCTTATTAAAACTAATAATATTGATATTCTTAATATATCTGATACTATTAATATTAATGATAAATTTATTAATAAAAAATTATATGTAAGTATAGATGTAGATGCATTAGATCATTCCAATATGCCATGTACCGGAACAATGTCACTAAAAAAAGGATTATTTGTAGATGAATTAATTGTATTTTTAAAAAATATATCTATTAATAATAATATTAAATGTTTAGATATTGTAGAATTTAATCCTCAAATTGGTACACAAAATGATGTTATTAAATCTACAAACAACATAAACAAAATATTAATTAATTTATTAGAATGTATATAAAAAAAATGAATAAATAAATAATGTATATAAACATATGAAAGTAAATATATAAGTAAATATATAAGTAAATATATAAGATAAATAAATATATAAGATAAATAAATATATAAGATAAGTAAATATATAAGCAGATATATAAATATAATATATATTATAAATAAATAATCACAAATAGAAATGAAGTGGTGTTCGATTACAAAAGATGATATAAATTTTTTAAATTTAAACAAATTAAGAGAAAATGTTATAATTGATTCATATGACGAATGTTTAAAATTTATACATAAAAAAAATCCAGCAAAAGGAAAACTTTCATCAATTGTATTAAAAGGTCCTTATGTTTCGAATGATATATTAAAATGGATTATATATTATGAAATGCCAATAAATAAAAATCATACTACTTCTGAATGGAAATTGTGTTCTCCAGATGATACGATAACAGTGTTTAATGGTGCAGTTCTCATTTATACAAAATCAAAATTAATTGATAAAAATGAAAAATTATATCCAAATATTCGTGAAACAATTGATATTGATATAAATTCTGCGGTTGATTGGAAATTATCTACTCTTCAGAAACGTTTATTACAAGAAGCTGCAAATGAAAGCGATAATGATGACGAAGATGATGAAGATGAAGATGAAGAGGAAGAGGAAGAGGAAGAGGAAGATATCGAAGAAGATAATGATGAGGAAATTGAATTAATTGATCATGAAGATGAAGAAGAAGATGAGAATGACAAAAATTTAAATGATGTAAACAATTGTTTAGATGATCTTGATAATTTAGAATATAAAGTTGAGGAATTACTATTTGAGGATAGTAATATTTTAGATAATGATTTATTATCTAAAAATGTTAATTTAACGAAAGAAGATACGAATTGTCTTCAATATGAATCGTATACATATAATGCAAATTATATACCATTTTAATATATACCATTTAAATAAAAAACACATACTCTATTATTTTTATAGAGTTTGTACTCTTTTTTGTTGAATTCAATATAATATTAAAAATAATAAAATGTAATATAATATAATATAATATAATATAATATAAATGTCCTCATCATCATCATCATCATCATCATCATCGTCAACATCACATTATGACGAATTTTCTTTAGAAAGTTCATCTGATAATAAAAGAATTGAAGAACCTTGGAGCTCAAAAGGTGAAGATTTAATTAATAAATGGTCAATAGATATAGAAAGACAAAAAGAATTACACGAAATGAGTGGGTATTATTTTAAAAAATTAAGAAAAATATGGTCTTTACCTACTGTTGTAATACCAAGTGTAATGTCGCCAGTTAGTGCTGTATTTGCAGAAAAGAATTGGATTAAATATGTTAATCTAAGTGCTTTCATACTTGTTGGATTTTTAGCTAGTGTTGATAGTTTTTATAGTTTCTCAACTAGAAAAGAAAAACATTTTAATCATAGTGCAAGATATGCAGAATTACAAACAGAAATAGATGGAGAAATGTTTAAAGAAAAAAAATTTAGAATTCAAAGTGATGTTTTTCTTACAAAAATACGTATGAGTTATGATATATTAAATACTATTGCACCAGTAGTACCAGAAAGTATATTAAGACAATATGCTATAAAAGAAAAATTAAAAGAAAAGAAAATATTAGAAAGAGTTTAAAAAATATTAAGATTCTATTTTTATAATTGGTATATTATAATTTAATTGAGGAATAATTTCATCATTTTTGTAATCATCCTGATAATAAATACATTTAATACCAGAACTTGCTAGAGCTTTATAACAATTTAAGCATGGATAATGAGTAATATATGCATCACTATTATCAATTGAAACCCCTCGTTTTGATGCATCACAAATTGCATTTATTTCTGCGTGTATAGTTGCTTGCTCGTGATTATTTTTTATAATTGAAACATGTTTTTTGCCACTTAAAAATCCATTATAACCAATCGTTAATATACGATTATTTTTAACAATTACACACCCTACTTTTAATCTTTCACAAGGTGATCTAATTGATGATAAATCTGCAATTTGCATAAAATAATTTTCCCAACATATTCGTTTATTACTCATAATTATAATGAATTTATGATAATCTTAACTATATTTTAATTTAAAAATTTTTTATTTTTAAATCCCTCTACAACTTTAATATTCCAGACTTGGAACCATATAAATTATAAACTTTTTTTTTCGACACCTCCTGTTTTAATACCACTCTTAATTTTTCGACGACCATTGAACAAGCGTTGCCGACGAGAATATTTTCTATCATTCGCAACGCCACCACTGAATTTAGTAGTATCCCGTGGCATTGAAATACTTAACAAACCATGTACAGCATCTGTATCGTGTTCAGTTACATCTGCAACTTTAATATTAGTAGTATCCGGTGGCAGTTTAAATTTAGTAGTATCCGGTGGCAGTTTAAATTTAGTAGTATTCGGTGGCAGTTTAAATTTAGTAGTATCCGGTGGCAGTTTAAATTTAGTAGTATCCGGTGGCATTATAATTTTTTTCGAAGTTTCTTTAGAAGGTTTAGTAGTATCCGGTGGCAGTTTAAATTCTTTCGAAGTTTCTTCAGAAGGTTTATAAAAAGAAGCTTTATATATAAAACGATTTGTTTTATTAGGTTGTGTTTTATTAGGTTGTTTTTTTTGTTTTGTACCACCATATCTAATTCTTTTTTTGGTTTTAATTAAAGATTTTTTTTTTTTACTATTTATACTCATATAATTATAATAATTTTTTTTTTGGTTATGAATATTTAAAGGTAAATTAAATAAAAAAAATCCTCTGCAGCTTTAAATTCCGGACTTGGAACCCGGCACATTATAAATATAATTGTGGTAGCATTACTTTTTTTGTTTTTATAGTTTTTATAGTTTTTT